CTGGGTTCTTGACTTGGTGTTATTAACCCCCAGATATTTACACTTGACGTTTCTCCTGTAGCAGAAACACCAGTAGCGTCAATTACTACACCTTGCCCTTCAACTACGGTAACAGACCCAACAGTGCCAGTGCCTGTTACCCCTGTAACAGCGGTACTAGCGTCAATTACTATTGTAACAGAACCTAGCTCAGAAGTGCCTGTTACCCCTGTAGCAGAAATATTAGCATCACCTGTAACAACAACTGTTCCCAAAGAAGTTGTGCCTGCCACCCCTGTAACGGTAATATTAACATCCGTTAATACTGTGACAGAACCAAGAGAACCAGTTCCCTCTACCCCTGTAGCAGAAACATTAGCATCAGCCGATACTGTAACGCTTCCTAACCCTGCTGTAGCACCGGGAACAGAAACATCCTGCCCCCAACCCGCTTCTCCCCATGATTGGGTAGAGGAGTTCCATCCCTCAAATGCTACAATTACATCAGTCATTAAGCTATTCTAATTATCGCGGACGACGCATCAGCCGTCGGAAAAGTAATTGTAAAATCTCCAGATGAGCTTGATTTATCCGCACCAAAATCAAGCACACATACAGAAGTGTCCCCCGACGTATCCTCATTAAATATTAAAGCACCTCTAGCTGTTATGGTCGAACTACTAAATGTGGTGTCTGCAAAATCAGTTAATGCCGTGGTTCCACTGGTAGAGGGATTTACTCTTGTAAGCGTGTTCCCTTTAGCCGTGTACCCAGTGCCCGACACCTCGTTACTTGTTGTGTAAGCTGTAGTAGCTGCATCTAAACTAGCACTGCTAGTGTATAAGGCTAGTTTAAAAGTGCTCCCACCAGAATTAAGAAAATTATGCTTGGCTTCAAGCAGTTCCTTTTTAAAACTTGTACACATTGCTTGAGTGATAGACATTTCATAACCTCCTAATCATCTCTGCTAAATCATTATATCCCGCTTCCTTTATAGCGTTATATACTGTAGTTCTATCTGATTTTATAGCTTCTTTCATATATAAAGTTACAACAGTTTCAATATCTTTTTTAAAAGCCTCCGCCTGATCTTTTATGACAGGTGGAGCATTTTTAGAAACCGACATTAATTTATTAGCACATCTATGTGCAACTTCTTCAGGAGTCCAACCCCTGTTTGAAGTGGTTCCCACATCAACATGAAAATCCTCTGGCATACTTATGTTAACATCAAACATTATGTTCTGGGCCTTCTTGGTAAACCATCACGATAAGCGTCGCTGTTTTCACGAGCTTCGGCCAAATCTTTAAGCCTCTGTAAAGCCTCCGTAAACCTATTATTATAAAGAGTTAAAAGATCCGGCTCGCCTTTCATGTAGGTATATGCCTCTACTAAAGAGGCGTATAAAATAGTGTTTGGGGCATTTGTACTTATCCAAGTAGTCCCACTATCCGCTCCTGCGGTTAGACTAGCGGGTCTAAAAAAATAATGAAGTTCACTGGAATAATTTGCGTCTGGTGTGGGAGCTATAATAAAATTATCTACGTCAAATAACGCATAATATACAGGTTGTCCTGTAGTAGAGCCGTTTGGGTTATACTCTTGAATAAAGTTTACATCTTTTTGCAACAAAAAAACTTTGCTACTAGACACTTCTATGGAGAGAGAGAAGGAAGCTAAATAATCATCTGGAGCGTTTAGAAACTTATCACCACTACTCATAACACCTGTGACGTTTTTTCTAAAATACTCTAAGTCTACAAGACCTAAAATCCTATCTTCTGCTGCTCGTATAAAAACAGGAAGATTGTTTACAAAGGATGTTTCTGTATTCTCAGTAAAATCCTGTATGGCTGTTTTTAGCTGTGCAAATGTAAAGCTCATCGTCTACACCACCACCGTTACTTTACCTACCTGACCAGAGGCTTTGATTGGAATTAAGTCTTTTCCAAGAGGGGCTACCCCTACAAGAAGGACAAAAGGTTCCTTGCGGTCAGGGCGAGCATCTTTAAGTGCCTGAGCATCTGCTACTGTATGAAAAGGACCTAGTTGAGGCTGTTTAGGCTCAAATTCATCTTTACCAACCAAAGCTCCGTTCCACTCTTTACGCATATTTTTATATCTATACCGAAAACCAGAGCGGTCCGATATTGCGTATGCGTTTTTTCCAGAAGCAAATTTACCCATTAGTTTGTCTTAAAATATTGATACTGTGGAACAACATTATACGAAGCCCTGTCTCTATCCTCTGTGGCGGCTCGCTCAAACTCTTCTTCGTAAACAGCTTTTAAAAGTTGAACCCTGTCGGGTGCTCTTTTCATAGAAAGATAATAAGCTAATCCCGCAGCAAGACATGGGTAAAACCTGAAGGGAACCTCAACCGTATTTGTCGGGGTATCCGCGTCTTGTATCCTCGTTAAAGCATCATAGATAACAGTGTCGGTGCTGTTTTCAGGAACAGGCCATATTTTAAGGTTAGGCGTTATCTGCCTATCTAAAAAAAATTGATTAGGGCGTCCCTGAGTTGTTTTAGTAGGGATATTTAAAAACTCACTCCTGCTAAGTCGGTCTAGAGCAAAGTCGGTGTTACTGCGACGAACCACGGCGGACAGAATATCTATAACATCTGTTCCTATAGAATATTCTCCGTCAGCAGCAGTAAGAGCCTGTGTTCGTTGTTCGATAGTCCATTGATTAAGACCACGATTGGCCCAGTCCGCAAACAGAATATTAAGAGAACGGCGCGTAGTCTGGAGGTCGTAACCTGTACGAACCTCCAAACCGCACCGTTCAAACGCCTCTTCTACATAATCAGCGACGTTTAGCTCAAAATCTGTGCTTCCTGAAGTGGTCATTACGCCATCTTAACTAGCTTAAAACCTTTTGCGTTGGCTGCTTTGCGGATCTGCGCCAAGGTCATAGCTTTTCCGCCCTTTTTCATCATATCAGGCTTTTTAGCCATTCCACCACCACGCATTCCTACAGGCTTTTTAGCCATTCCACCACCACGCATCTTTACGGGTCTTTTACGAGGTTTCATCGCCATGTTTTAATCTCCTATATAAGTTGCGACGTTGTTGATAAATCTCAGAAGCGTTAAAATCTTCAAGATAAGAGTTATAATAACCTTTTTCTTTTATCTTGTCTGCGCTTTCTTGTATTTTTGATAAACGCTGAACAAATATCAAAGCGTATGGGTCTTCAATATCTGATTCAAAAGTTCCGTCATCAATAAATTCGTTGGCGTCATCTAAGGGGTGAAAACCCATTAACCAAATATCTCTATTTATGAAAATTCCCTCAGAAATTGCCTGATTCATACCACTTAAATAATCATCAAACTCTTGAGGGTTCTCTTCAAATGCAAAGTCAACTATGATTACTAAATCGTAAGTATCATCAAAACAGGATACAGCAGTATAAAGATCTTGTTTGTGAGCCGAATATTTGAACATAAAACTAACTTTTTCATCTTTCCAAGCCGCCCTCGCATAAGGACAAGGAGGAAGATTATTAAAATAAGGATTAGGTTTTTCTAAAGCGTACTCAGACCAAGACCTGATCTCATTAACAATATCTTTCTCAAGATTTAAGCACATCAGGCTACCGCACCTTTAACCCTTCTTTTTTTACTAGCCATCATTACACCGCATCCACGAGGAACAACACCTCCAGTGGCCATTCTTACTTTTGCTTTTTTAGTATTCGCAACAACCGTTTTGCCTTTAGCACCCGCAGCTTTCTTTTTACGAGCAGTTTTAGCCCTCTCGCTTTTCGACAAACTTTGAGCTTTAGCTCTTGGTAAGCATCTATCAGGGTTTTTTTTATCTTTTGAAGTGCCGCAAGGACCTTTAATTTTACCATCGGTTCCAATCCTCACCCAATCTTGTTTCAACCAATTCTTTAATTGACCCATCTAACGACCCTTACGTTTGCCGCCTTTAGCTTTTTTAGCATAATTGGGGTCTTTACAATATTTTGATGCTGCCAGATTTGCATAAGCACTTGGATATGTATCAAAAGTTCTTTTTGCCCACGCTTTTCCCTCTGGACAAATCTTTCCCTTGCTCTTTACTTTTCCACCCTTTTTCATGCGAACAACTTGGGACGTACCAAAACCCAAATTTACTCTTGATTTATTTGGCATCTTTACACCTTTAAGCTGCTGCGCGTTTAACTTTTCTTTTTTTCTTTATAACACTTTTTAAAGTCTTAGCTTGTTTTTTATGTAGTTTAGAAGCGTTTTCTAACCCTGTAATAACCTTCCTAATTTTTTTATTATTATTTTTTGTTGTCATACTTATCTCCAGAATAATCCCAAGTCACGTTATGTTCATTCACAATATTTTTTAAAACTAAATTAATGTATTTCTGGTTTTTTTTAATCTGCTTATTACTTTCCTCTACTTTAAGAGCTATGATAGCGGTTCTTTTATCAAGATCAACAAGTGTTGAGCATATCCAAACAATCGCCCCCACAGATAGAGCTATACTAACACCCGTAGCCCACTGTTTTTTATCTAACATCTCCATCTCCTACGCGCTTGTCGAAGACGGCTATTAGGATTTTTAGCTGCTTTAGGAAACTTTTTCATTTGACCCGCAGACCTTGCACAAAAGGATTTTCTTCTAGCCGCTCTTTTCCCCGTAGGTTTCTTTTCTGTAACGGCTGTTTTTAACTTACTTCCGGGGTTTTCTCGTCTATAACGTGCTACCCCAGCCTTAGTCATTCCAGCCCCCGACTTCGTAGAACGAAAATACTTTTTCGTTTTCGGAGGTTGTTTGTCTCTCTTGCGAGGAGACTTGCTTTTACCAGCAGTTTTACGTTTGCGCGGAGCCATTACGCATGGAACGCTGTAAGTGTCCCAAATGTAGAAACGGTGTACTGAATATATATACCATCAGTAAACAGTAAACCCTCGTCAGGAATTGTAATGTCTCTTGTGGCCGTTGCAGAAGCGACAGTTCCAACTTTAAAAATACTTGAGCCAGTAGCAGAAGTAGTTCTAAAATCCAAGGTTCCCGCAGTTGCAGAACACACTATATTAAGACCCTGCAAACGAGACCTGCCCGCAAAAACAACATCCGCTGCATCCGCCGCGTGACCCAACGAAACATTAGCCGCGGGTTGTGCACTAGCACTCGCTGCGGTAACTGTCTTAAAAAACTTAGTTCCAGACGTAGTTGTAGCAGATCCCGGAAGAGTTATTGTTTCTGTTTGAGCGTCCCCGTTAACATCCGTGCCTGTGATGGTAACGGTCTTACCGTTATCACCAGTGCCTGCGGTTGTCGCTGTAACAATTCTTCCTGCGGCAAAAGTTGCAACTCCGCCAGAAGCATCCGTACCCCCTATTGTAAAATCGGTGTCGGGACGCTCGTTGGCAGAAATAGAAGCATTATCAGCGGCGTTAGTATCAGCGGTTAAAAATACAGCTTTTACATCAGATCCTGACATAATCTACTCCTTTATTTCACCCCGCAGAATAAGTGCTTTACGCTTCGCGCTTCCAACAGGAGGTAAATCCTTTTTAGAAACTTTCTTAGCAGTAGCCTTCTTCGCGGCAGCTTTGGGTTTAGTTTTAGAGGAAGTAGCCATACTTTACTCCTTAACGATTTTGTGCGGCGAAGAGGTAATCAATGTTAATTGATTTAGTTCCGGTAGCGGAACCAGACAACTCCATAGCTCCTATCGCTAAGTTCTCATCATCAGGAAGATTAGTGGTATGTGTAGCAACTAAATTCCTATTAACAAAAAACTCAACAGAACCTGTTCCTTTGACATGAAAACCCAAAGTTACAGCAGTTCCACTAGCAATATCTACACCGCTATCAGTGGTTGTTGCTGTACCATCTTTTTCGGTTACGCAGTCAATATTGCTGTCTCCATCGTCTACTTGGAAAACAATGCGGTCTGCTGCTGTAAGCATCGCTTCAGGATTAGTAGCAAAATTTACGGTAAGACCGACACATATCTCTATTGCATCACCCTCTGCATCAGTTGGAGTCAAATTTGTTTCAAACCAAATGTCACGACTTGATGATAATGCAAAAATCTCATTACCTTGAATAGAAGCTCCATCGTTATCAGTGGTTGCCTGTGAGCTTAGTGTTATCGCGCCGTTTACTACGTCTGCGGCAATATCAGCGGAGGCACTGCTATCTTTAATAACAGTCCAGTCGTCCGTGTCATCAAGAGATACACCTGTAAAGTCATCCATGTAGACTAAGTAATCAGGGTTTTTATCAACGGGTAGGTTTTCAAACCATTTACGCTGGCCGTCCTTGCCAGCAAACAATACGGGACCAGTAAAATGAACAGCCATGTTATTCTCCTGTCTTGGCTAATGTCGATCACACAATGCAATCGTCAGGAATGTTTTAACGTAACGTAAAAAAGAAGACGGCGCAAGGCCGTCTTCTCTTATCGTTATAAAAGGAGACTATGCTCCGGCAGTGCCGAAAACTGATCTCCAGTCAGAAACACCAAAGCTGTAACGCTCACGAGCTTTGAATCTCATGTTTCCTGTGTCGAAGTCACCTTCCATTGCCGTCTTGATGGGCGAACGGTTAAACATTTTAAAACCGTTTGGCGCATCTGTCAGGATGAAATAAGCATCAGTATCTGTCAGGAAGTGGTTTACAACGGCACCTTCTGGAAGCATACCCATGCTTCTATTAGCGTTAGTGTCGTTGTCTGCTGTTCCCGGACGAAGGTCTGAGTTTAACAAACGCTCCGCAATGAACTGAAGCTCTTTCGGAATAACCAACTTAACACCGCGAATGGCGACTTTAAGTCCCCGCTCGTCAGTGAAACCAGCAATATCAATAAGCATTTGCTCAAGAGAGGTCTCGTTGAGATCCGCCGCTACTGAAAGCTGATTGCGTTGATTACCAGACAAAGAGGGGTGTGAAGAAGAACAAAGCGTGGCACCATCACCGATTGGGGCAGTGGAGTCAAAAGCATTGTTTAAGATAGCCGCAGCTTTGATTTGCTTGGTCTGAGCCATTGAACGAGCCAAAGCCTTGGTATATCTAGCCGCAAGACGATCATAAAGATTATCTTCGATAGCCTCTTCTGTTATTGAAAACGCAAGAGCGATTGTCTCATGCGTATAGCGAGCCGTGTATGTTTCCTGAGCATCGTCAAAGTTGATAGCAGTGCCCTCTTCTTTAACAGGTGCCGCAGTGAAACCCCCAAGCATCACCTCCTCTTCAAATGCACGATCCGAAGTCTCTTCTTCAAAGATCTCCGCATGTTCATTTTCGTAGCGATCATACT